CTACACTTCTATCTCGATCCATTCACTTCCGCGAACGTCGCGATACTTATCGGTCGTTTGTGCGGATTTATGCCCGAGGATTTTTTGAGAAAATTCTTTACCCATTTCCTTTTCATAGAGTCGTGAAGCTAAACTCCGTATCTCATGAAATGGCGGTGGGTTAATTCCTTCCCATGTTATGTTTGCTAAATCTCTCGCTTTGGCGAATCGCTTTGTCAGTGTCTTATCTGCAAATGATTCACCTTTGTCGGACGAAATTATCGTTTCGCCTTTGATTGCGCGATTTTCGCAGCGCGCGATGATATCACGCAAAGAGAGCAAGAGGGTATCTAGCTTAACATCAAAGGGGATTATGATCCTCATTCCTGTCTTTTCCTGCTCAACGAAAAGTTTATCATCTTTAATATCAGACCACTTCATTTTACGAACATCCCCCACACGTTGCCCTGTCACTATAGCCAGATCCATGCTATCAACAACCCAGCCCGGCATGTCAGCCGCTGCCGCCCTAATGGATAGGAAGTTATCAAGCGACAGCCTTGCGCGCTTAACCTCTATCTTTGGGTTTTTTGTTGCATCGACGGGGTTATTGTAAATAATCCCCTCGGATACTGCCTCTCTGAAAAAATCAGTCAAAAATGATCGCATCAACTTAGCAGATGCCGCCTTTCCATTATTTGTGTAATCGTTAAGAAGTGTTGCAATGTCTTTAGTGCTAATACTGTCAATAGTCCTTGATGCGAAAACCTCATCGACTACATCCAAGCGACTATTGTAGCCAGTGATCGTCTTGCTTTTTAATCCGCGCTTACTTAGCACTTCTGTATAAGTTTTAACCCAATCTGATACAGTGACAACTGCGACACTATTAATTCGGTCAACTAGCCTCGTTGCCGAACCAGCATCCATAAGTTGCATGTTTGCTTCTACTGCCTGATTTATTGCTAAGCGCTTGTCACGCCCAAGCCCGAACTCCTTACCCGTCCTTGGGTCCTTATAGCTGTAATAACCACCATTTCGAACATACAAATTGGCTGGTAAATCACGCAGTGCGGCGGATCGCCTTCTTGCTGCCATCTCTGATCCTTGATATTAAGTTGTTTTTTGCTGGTGCTAAATTGCTGCGGTCAGTGGGGTTTCTGTATATCGCTGTTGATTCAATTTCATACTCTCGACCGACGCGCACTGGTGGCGGGTATATTTTACCTGCTTCAATCCATCGATATATTTGCTTCATTGATCGCGGCCTATCCCTCCGCTTGTTCCATTCATCTAAGCTAATTTTCATAGCTGGCCTCTTATCTCTTTATCAATCTGACGGACGTAATAGCTTAACCAGCGCTTGGCGGGAAAGTGGCTGATAACCCAAGGGGCTAATCTGAATTTACCGCCGTGGTAACGTATTGCCGGATGCTTAATCTCACTCATGCCGCATTCCTTTTTCTGCGCTCGTCATACTCAAAATCATCACGGCAATCAGCGTCGCAAAACATGCCCTCGTGAATTTTCCGGCGACACTCTGCAAAATGGCAAAATCCGGTAAACGTCATTGTCGGCTTGCGATTAGCTATTCCGATTTCAATGTTGAGTAATTCAAGATTTTGGGCTTGATCGATTTCGTCACACATTACGCCACCTCGTCATTTACCGGTTCTGATGTGAAATCTTTCAGCGCCTTTTCGCAGGCAAGGCTGACTCGGGTAATGTGCTGCTGCATCGCTTGTAACGATTCAATTTCTGACTTCATGACGTCGCGCATAATCAAAGCGGTGATAAGTTGGCTCAGCTTGGGGTAATAGCCGACAGCTTTTTCATAAGTCTGCCCGGCATATTTACTATCTTTGCCAAACACATTTTTTGAGCTGATGGTGAACTGATATTCATCACTCGTGATGACGTAGTTTTCTATTTCGATACGCATAGGGATACTCCAGATAATGAAATCCGTTTACTGAGAGTCCATTTTTAGGCAATAAAAAACCCCGCATTTAGCGAGGCTCATTGATATAGTGACGCGTTTATTTGAATTTATTCCGGAATTGGCGAGACTCCAGAGCTATCAATCAAGCGAAAAATTTCATCGCTATTAGTGCTTCGACCGGTGCCAATGGCATATTTTCTACCATTGAAAGTTACCGTATCAACTTCAAATGTTTTTATTGGTCCGCCATGATGACCAGAGTCAGACCTTGATACTATAGATTCAATAATCCGTATCTTATTTTTTGGATACTCATCTCTGTGTATCTGCCCGTCCATTCCGTAACCAATCAATATATAATCCACTTCCATTATATTCTCCTTATTTACGTTCAGGAGGATTATAGCGTGATTACCGATACACTTCGCTGCACATAAGCACAGCGTTGGGCTTGCGCTCTTTAATCAGCGTTGAAATTGTTAAGCATTCGGATTGAGTGGAGTAGATATATTCGGTAACTGGTAGGGCGTCGCAACTATCGTTAAAGCATGAGCTGACGAGAAGAACAAAGCCGATTAGCATCAATCCTCCGCTGGCTTGGCTGCTGTGAATAGTTGCACAGCATGAATATGATGTTCTGGCTCAAGTTCATAATTATAACCATCGGCCTCGTCTATCATGCATCCTTCATCACCAATACAGCATTCATTCAGATACACATTCCCGTCTTTATCTGCCAATCCCCACGCGAATGGCTCCAACGCTTTCAACGCTGCAAGTTGCTCACGCAGTGATAGAATCTCAGTCTCCAGACTTTTCGCGTAACCCTGCCAACTTGATAAAAACTCAGAATCACAACATGAAGCACAAATACGCCCACTGTCGGCGCGTGGAACAGTCATTTTTGTGTGACTGCAAAAATCACATTCGGCTACTACTGCTGAATCCCAATTGTGCCGAATTCGTACCGGCTCTTTACTCAGCATCTGCATTCCCCTCTAACGTCCAAGCCTTCCTCCAGTCCGTACAGTACGAAACAGTTAACGAAGCCATCATGACCTACACGGAAGCGATGGAACGACTAACGCTGATGGGGCGCACGACAATTCATGACATCGCCACGTTCGGTAATTATCAGATTGGCGAGGACGAGGAAGGGCAACCAGTATTTCAGGCGTCGTGGAAATTTAAGGACTCCAAGAATATTAAGCCCGAACACCTGGCCGCCGTCGCTGAATTATCCACTGGCAAGGATGGGCTAAAAATTAAGTTGCATGATCCGAAAGCTGCCATCAAGCAACTGGCTGAAATGCGCGGGTGGGAAGCACCGAAGAAAGCTGAATTGACCGGCGCGAACGGTGGCCCTATTCAAACGACAAACCTAACCCCGGATGAAGCCGCCGAGGCCTATCGTAAGCTGATGGGGTAATTTTGGTAAACGTCCAGAAATAGCCGGTTCGACGAGTAAAACCTCTATGCAAAATATAGGTTAATTTATGCATCATTTATGCAATCAATTATCTAACATTCCGCACCGTTAACTCTGACAAATAAGCCTTTCGATTTATTATGTTGATGAGTGCTATGCGCTCGGTGCGGGTAACGGTCATTATGTTAAAAATTCCTAAAATTCACACATTTATCGAGCAAAACCCAACATGCCTATTCCGTTCCCTTTTGACTTCAAAAACCCGGACTACATGCAGGTTTTTGAGTGGCGAATGGAGCGATTGCAGCGCATTCGTCAGCAGCCTGAATTGTTGCCGGTTATGAAAGCGTTTTACAAAGACAACCCCGCACAGTTCATTATTGATTGGGGCATGACAGTAGACCCCCGCAACGTTGAGCGTGGATTGCCAGCCCGTATCCCGTTCCTCTTATTCCCAAAGCAGGAAGAGTGGATCGAGTGGTTTTTTGAACGCTGGCGTAATGCTGAGCCGGGCATTACCGAGAAAACCCGTGATATGGGGATGTCGTGGCTGACCGTTGGTATGGCCTCCTCACTTTGCCTGTTTAATCGTGGTGTGTTCGCCGGGTTCGGTTCTCGCAAAGAAGAGTATGTCGATAAAATCGGTTCGCCTAAATCGCTGTTCGATAAAGCCCGTAATTTCATCTCTCTGTTGCCAACTGAGTTTCGCGGTGGCTGGAGCCTAAAGCAGCACGCGCCACACATGCGTATCTTATTCCCAGAAACTGAATCAGCCATGACCGGCGAGGCGGGTGACGGGATAGGGCGCGGTGACCGCACCAGCTTTTACATAGTCGATGAATCCGCGTTCCTGGAGCGGCCTTATCTGGTCGATGCGTCTCTGTCAGCAACCACCAACTGTCGGCAGGATATATCAACGCCAAACGGTATGGCTAACTCATTCGCTGAACGGCGGCATAGCGGCAAGATTAAAGTATTCACCTTTCACTGGCGCGACGACCCGCGCAAAGATGATGCCTGGTATCAAAAGCAGGTTGAGAATCTCGACACCGTTACCGTGGCGCAGGAAATTGATATTAACTATAGCGCCTCTGTTGAGGGCGTATTGATTCCATCCGCATGGGTACAGGCAGCAATCAACGCGCATGAGGTCTTGGGTATTGTGCCAACCGGCCAGCGCTTAGGTGCGCTCGATATCGCCGACGAGGGCAAGGACACCAATTCCTTTGCCGGTCGTCACGGTTTCTTACTCGAAAGCATCGAAGAGTGGTCGGGAAAAGGCGATGATATTTTCGGTACCGTACAAAAAGCCTTTGATATTTGCGATGCACAAAACCTCGAAACTTTCCGCTTTGATACCGATGGATTGGGGGCCGGTGCGCGTGGTGATGCCCGTGTTATCAACGAGCAGCGCGAAGAGCAACGCAGGCGGCATATTGTCGCCACGCCATTCCGTGGTAGCGGCGGTGTAACCGATCCCGATGATGAGGCCATTCCCGGCGATAACGGTCAACAGGGGCGGCTTAACAAGGATTTCTTTGCGAACGCCAAAGCTCAGGGCTGGTGGAGTCTGCGCACCCGGTTCCAGAAAACGTATCGGGCGGTTAAGGAAAATATGGAGTTCGATCCCGATGAGATTATCTCCATCCCGAAAGACCTCAAAAACCTGACCAAATTAACCTCTGAATTGTCGCAACCCACCTACTCAGTCAATGGCGTAGGGAAAATTGTGGTGAATAAAAAACCTGACGGCACCAAGTCACCCAACCTGGCGGATTCTGCAATGATTTTATATGCACCAATGGATAATGCGCTGGATATCTGGCTACGGCTCGGGGGGGCGTAATGTCGAGAAAACGTAAAGTAGGCAAGACGTCATCACCCCAACGAACCACTGATAGCTATCAAAACCTCACTGCTCGATATGGACTGCGAACTGAGAACCAAAGCGCGGATTATAGCTACCAACCGAATTGGACCTCCCGCAACCGCCAACTGATAGAAAACGCTTACCGCTCGTCTTGGCTGGTGGGCGCGGCGGTAGACACCATCGCAGATGATATGACCCGCAAGGGGATTAACATCACCTCCAAGATGGCACCGGATGCCAAGATGCGAATAGAGGGGCGCTGGGAAGAGTTATCCCTCTGGGATGCTCTCAACGACACGATCAAATGGTCACGGCTGTACGGTGGGGCAATTGGTTTCATCATGATTGACGGCCAAGCGCCGGAAACACCACTACGGGTAGAAACCATCGGTAAAGATGCCTTTAAAGGGCTACTGGTGCTCGACCGCTGGATGGTCAACCCAACCATCAGCGAACGAGTTACAGCAATGGGTCCAGACCTTGGCATGCCTAAATATTACCAGGTGGTGACCACGGGCGGCGGTATCCCGAGCATGAAAATTCACCACAGCAGGGTGATCCGCCTGGATGGTGTTGGTCTCCCTTATCAGCAGAAGCGGACAGAAAACGAATGGGGCATGTCGGTTATAGAGCGACTGTTTGACCGACTGCTAGCGTTTGATAGCACCTCTACTGGCGCGGCACAGTTGATTTTTAAGGCGCATTTACGCACCTACAAAATCAATAAATTTCGTGAGCTGGTCGCGATGGGGGGCAAGGCATTTGATGGACTGATGAAAAGCATGGATATGATCCGGCAATTTCAAAGCACTGAGGGCCTGACCCTGATGGATGCCACCGATACGTTTGAAACGCACAGTTATGCATTCGGTGGATTGTCTGATGTGATGGCGCAGTTTGCCCAACAGATAGCCGGTGCCATTGGTATCCCGCTGGTGCGCTTGTTTGGTCAGTCTCCTGCAGGGTTCTCAACCGGTGACGCTGACCTGGCTAACTACTACGACAATATCGGAACTCAACAAGAGCGCCGTTTGCGTCGTCCACTGCGCCGATTATTCGAAGTGATCCACTACTCCGAGTTTAGTTCGCCACTGCCAGACGGTTTCTCATTTGATTTCAACCCGCTGTGGCAGATGTCGGAACCTGATCGGGCTGACGTCGCGGAGAAAACCGTTAATACCATTAATGCTGCAATGGACTCAGGCTTGCTGACGCTGCAGGGTGGCATGACTGAACTCAGGGACAAAGCAGGCATTATCGGTATCGGCTCCAGTATCAGCGAGGAGGATATTCGCGCAACTGAAGGTATCACGTAAGCTACTACCGCTACTCGCGGGCATCGTTAAGGACCTGCGAAGCGGCACGGTGACGATTGAGACGGCGTTACCCAGTATTGCCCAGTCGCTTTCCGATATCAGCGAAGAGGACTGCAACGCCATTATTCACCCTTGTTTAGAGAGGGTGTCGCGTAAGAACGGCAGCGCCTATAACCCGATTTTTACCGGTGGCGAAGTGATGTTTGATGACATTGATCTGATGGCAATGCTGCAAATCGTGGGTCGGGTGGTGGGCGACTCGATGGGAAATTTTTTGCGCGAACTCCAAGAGAGCGAACCATTGGCACTGTCAGCGGATTGATGCTTGAAACCTTGCCGGGTGGCGAGGATTTTATCTTGCGACCGGTAAAGGTATTTCACATCGACCAGAAAGACCTTGATAGCGGTGCGGTAGACCTGTGTCGAATTGCGCTACTGAACGACTACCTTGATATCGAGGCAGAGAACAAAGCAAAAATAGACAAGTGGAGAGCCGACAATGAGTAACGCTGAAACCATTAAGGATTTTTTGGTCAGTCTTGGCTTTGAACTGGACGAGGCGGGGGAGAAGAAATTCTCCGCTGTGGTCGCGGGCGTCACGGCCAATGTGCTTAAAATGGGCGCAGTTGTTGAGGGCGCTGCGCTGTCTGTAGTGGCGTTCACCGCGAAGGTTGCCAGTGGGCTGGATAATTTATATTGGGCCTCACAGCGTACCGGTGCCACGGTGCAGGGCATTAAGCAGGTAGGGTATGCCGTTTCACAAATGGGTGGCAGCGTTGATGGCGCACGGTCTTCACTTGAAAGCCTGTCACGTTTTATCCGCAACAGCCCAGGGGCAGAAAGTTTTCTAAACCGCATGGGCGTACAGACCCGCGATGCGAAAGGCAACATGCGGGATATGGCTACCGTTTTTACGGGTGTTGGCCAGAAGCTCAGCAGCATGCCGTATTATCGCGCAAATCAGTATGCGCAGATGCTAGGCATTGATGAAAATACACTGATGGCCATGCGGCGTGGTCTGGGTAACTTCAGTGCGCAATATTCGCAGATGACCAAGGCCATCGGTTATAACGCCGACACCGCTGCAGTCAGCGCCAATAAATTCATGACCTCTCTACATGCTTTCGGTGAAATGGCGGGCATGGCCCGAGACAAAATCGGGTCAAATCTGGCGGATGGGCTGGCAGGGGAGGTTGATTCTCTGCGCAAGCTACTTCTCGATAACTGGCCGAAGATTGAAATGGTTTTGATGAAGGTTATCAAGGGCATTCTCTGGGCGGGGGATGCGGTCACGCGCGTATTATGGCGCACCGGTCAGGCTGTCGGTGATGTCATCAACTGGTTTAAAAAGTTAGACCCGGTCACGCAGCAACTCATTATGTTGTTTGGCGGTCTGCTGGTGGCATGGCGTTTACTCAATACAGCGTTCCTGACGTCGCCAGTAGGTATTGTGCTCTCGCTAGGTGCGGCGCTCTTTGCCCTGTACGACGACTATAAAACATGGAAAGAGGGCGGGAATAGCCTGATTGATTGGGGCGAATGGGAGCCAGAGATAACCGCCACACTCAAGGGAATAGATGATCTAACGAATTCCATTAAAGGCGTTGGTGTTGAGATCGCCAGACTACTCAACATTAATCTGAAAAGCTGGACGCTAAAAGGCGATATCGAGAACCTGACGAAGCAATTCGGCGAGTTCGGCAAGATGATATCGATGATCGGTGACCTGATTAATGCATTGAAAGAGGGCGATTGGGGTGAGGTAGCCAGGATAGGAAAAGCGTTGTTAAGTCAGGGCAGCGATCAGCCAGATGCCATGCCTTCGGTAACCGATAGAGCTAATAGCCACGCCGATTGGGTTAAGGATAAAACAGGCTTTGACCCAAGGAGCGTTGGCAGGTGGTTTCGGGGAGAAAATAACGGGGCAGAGCCTGAGCAACATGCGCAGTCAGTAAAAAGGCCAACAGCGTCGGCGTCAGGCGCAAATCTTTTAAGTCGGTTACAACCCACCCTCACAAAACTGGAGGCATTAAACAACCTGCCTGCGGGTTTATTGCGCAGTTTGGCAATGACAGAGTCCAGTGGTAACCAGTTTGCGCTAGGTCCAAAAACCAAATATGGGCAAGCAAAAGGGTTATTCCAGTTTATGGACCCTACAGCGAAAGACATGGGACTTAAAGGCAATGACGTTTTCGACCCTGAGAAATCAGCCGCAGCCGCAGCGAAATATCTCAGCATGCTCTTGAAGATGAATGGCGGTGATTTGGATAAAGCGCTGGCCTCCTATAACTGGGGCATCGGCAATGTCCAGAAACACGGTTTAGACCTGATGCCACAGGAAACCCGCAATTACATTCCCAAAGTGCGCAGTAATATGCCAGGTGGGGGATTGCAGCAGGAAACGAATATTTATATCTCGGGTGTCTCTGATCCGGTATCAGCGGGTAATGAAGTCGCTGGCAGACAGACCAACGTGAATGCGAGGCTCACACAGCAATTAAACCCAACAAGCAAGTAAGGAACCCTTAATGGATATTCTTTCCGCTATCTTTCGGCAGCAAACGCGAAAAATCGGGGTGCTGGTACCCAGTGTGATTATCTCTGAAAAGCACCAAGACGCGCTTGAGATAACCGAGCACCCAGTGGAAAAGGGCGCAGCAGTTAACGATCACGCTTATAAACGTGCCGCTGAGGTGACTATGGAGGTGGGTTTTGCGGGTGGCGGTTCATTGCTGGATTTTGCTGATACGTCGAAAATAGGACTAACACTGGGTAAAAGCCCGGAAGACGTCTATCAGGAACTCCGTAAGCTACAGGAAAGTAGAGAGCCATTCGACGTTATTACTGGCAAGCGAAAATATAGCAATATGCTGATCCGCGCCATTGAGGTGACGACAGATAAAACCAGTGAAAACGTGTTGATGTGTGTTCTTACCCTGCGTGAAGTAATTATGTCTCAAACCGACTCTGTTGAAGTGGCCGACAAAGAGAATATGCAAGACGGGGTAAGCACTTCGGCTGTACAAAATACCGGAACTAAAGCACCCGCCCCGGTAAATAATTCAATATTGGAATCCAGTCTTGGTTGGGCCAAGAGAGGGCTTACATGAACATTCAGGAAATCCCGCTAACGGCCAATAATCAGTTCTTCAACATCAACGTGGGTGAATATGCAATTAATCTGCGACTGGTCTTTCGTGATGCCGCTGGCTGGATCATGGATGTGAGAGATAGCGGCGGCGCTGACATGCTGTGTGGTGTTCCGTTGGTGGTCGGTGTTGATCTGCTTGAGCAATATCCTGACTTGGGTATCAGTGGCGTTTTTGCTGTGCTCAGTGATGATAGTCGAGAGGAATACCCGACCAAGACCAATCTTGGCACCGGCAGTCATTTATATTTTGTGCAGAATAACTAAATCAATCCACTCAATCCAACCCGCCACTGAGCGGGTTTTTTATGAGGTTTTCATGAGTAAGAACTGGATACGCCACTTTGAGTTGATGCTATTGGATAACGAAGGCAAGGGGATTAATTTCACTGATTTTAAGGTGACGTTTAATATTGAGTGGTACAACACTTCATTCCCACGCGCCGCTATTTTCAAGATTTATAACCTGTCACAGAATACCATTAACCGGATCACCGGTACCGAGTTCTCAAAGCTCCGAGTGATCGCCGGTTACGATGGTTCAACCTCTCCGAACGGGCAGAACGAAGATGCTAACTTTGGTGAGATTTTCTCAGGTGATATTCGCTATACCATTACCGGCAGAGATAACCCTACGGATACATTTATTCTGATCCAGGCTATCGATGGTCATAACGCATTTATTAACGCCACAATAAACCAGACCATAGCAGCGGGTTATACCGTGGCTGATATTAACAATCTGCTGATGCGTAACCTTGCCCCGTTCGGCATAACACAAGGGATCATGCCTGAAATGCCGCCGACGACATTCCCCCGCGGTAAAACCATGTACGGCATGACGCGGGATTATCTGGATAACGTTGCCAAACAATGCAAAGCCACCTGGCAGTTTGTGAATGGCAAGGTTGAGATGGTGCCGAACGATAAGTATGTGCATGAGGCCATTGTGCTGAATAGCGATACGGGCTTGATTGGCATGCCACAACAGACCATCGGGGCGGGTGTTAATGTGCGCTGCCTGATTAACCCCAATATTCGGTTAAATGGACTAATTCAACTGAATCAGGAATCAGTATATCGCGCGACGCTTTCCAGCCGAGATGTTCAGATGTCAGGCGGCAGGCTTGAAGATCAAAACGATAATGGCAACGTGTCCGTTAACGGACTAACCAACCCACCGGCCAGCATCGCGACTGATGGTGTGTATATCGTTAGAGGGATTAGCTATACTGGCGATACGCGCGGCAACCCGTGGTATATGGACATGATGTGTGAAGCGCGTGGGGCTAAGGATTTGTTTTCATCGTCAGCACAGCAAAGGGCTTATTCATGAGATATACCAATTTTTTTACAGCTTGTCTTTTAGCTATTGGATTAGTGCTAACAAGCTGCTCTGCTTTAGCTGATTTACAGTGTGGCAACTTCAAACTCCATGCAGCCACCGACGGTTGGACATATATAAACGGTGAAAAAGTCACCTCACAAAAAATTACCTTTCTAAAACAGAAAGATGATTGGGATAACTTCAAAACTGATATGGGGCTTATGCCTGCTCGCGATGGCAACATGTACGGATTCCAATTTATTAAGCGTGATGGTAAGGCTTTTCTAAATGTCCAGCTTCTACAGAACAGCATGGATGCGCCGAAAATTATAGGTTCATTCCCTTGTCATAAGGTTAATTAATTATGTCTTTTGGGTATTACTTATGTGCGGCGATAATTGTATGTGGAATATTTAAACTGCCAGCTATTTTGAGATTTTATAAAAAAAGAAAAGAAGATGCATTTTTGAGCAATGTTGATCGTGGGACTAGAATTCCAGCAATGCGATCTAAGCCCATTAAAGGAAGCAGACGTTCAAAAGAACAGATCAAGATTGACAATGATACTTATCAAAAGGCGCTTGGTAATAAATTTAGAAGGATAGCAAAGGCCGATCGAATTAAGGCTGAGCGAGTAGGTTCGACGGGTTATATTTGGCGTGGTGATGACTGCTGTGAACGATGTGAGAGAAATAATGGTAAAAAATTCAAATGGAATAATCCGCCAACCACAGGCCATCCCGGAGAAGGTCTTCAATGTGAGAATGGATATTGTCGCTGCTGGGCAGAAACAATAGTTCCAAAGAACTAAAAATAACCCACCTGAACCCGCCAATGTGCGGGTTTTTTATTGGAGTTTTTCCATGACCGTATCAACAGACTCCCGCTCGGGAGAGTTAGCAGAAACCCTGCGAGTTCTACAATCATCAGTGTCGTCTCAACTGCGCGTATCGATGCCGGGGATTGTTCAGTCATTTGATACTGACTCCGTGACATGTGACATTCAGATCGGCATCAAGGGCGAATCAGGCGGGGAGTCAACAAATCTATCCGTGCTGACTAATGTGCCAGTTTTGTTCCCGCGTGGTGGTGGCGTAACAATGACATTCCCTATCAAGGCCGGGGATGAATGCCTATTGATTTTTGGTGATCGGTGTATTGATTTTTGGCATCAGTCAGGCGATATACAGGAAACCGTTGATGAGCGTGAACATGATTTATCGGATGCATTCGCCATTATTGGCCCTCAGTCGCAGGCAAAGAAAATCAGTGGTATCAGCACCAGCGCTGCGCAGTTCCGCAGTGATGATGGCGGGGCATATGTTGAAATCAACCCCACAGACCACACCGTCACCGTGCAGACATCAGGCAAGCTGATAGCTAATGCGCAGGGTGGCACTGAAATCACTTCGCCAACTATTGTGCTAAACGGGGCAGTGACGATAAACGGCTCTCTCAGTCAAGGGATGGGGGAAAGCGGTGGTAATGCCAATATGCTTGGCCCTATTACTGTCACTAATGATGTCACTGCTGGCGGCATCAGTGTCAAATCTCACAAGCACGGCGGTGTGCAAACGGGTGGCGGCGATACCGGGGGGCCGATATGAGGTATCGCAGAGAGGACGAAAGCGGCGATTACACATTCGGGCAGGGTGATAACACTTTTCTTATCGACTCCCCGCAAGCGGTCGCTCAGGCGGTGAAAACCCGCTTTGAATTATGGCGCGGTCAGTGGTTTTTAGATTTAACCGAGGGTACGCCTTATATCCAGTCTGTGCTCGGCAAGCAACGTTCTGATGTTTATATACTTGCTATCCGTGAGCGTATTCTTGATACGCAGGGCGTTAATTCGATATTGGAATTTGAAGCTAATTACAACGGCGATAATCGCCGCGTCACTTTCACCGCAACAATAGACACCATCTACGGCATCACAAACGTTACCAGCGAGGCATAAATGTTAAACCTTGATACGTTAGGGCTGAATGCAATTGTCAGTGCCACGGGGATAACTGCGCCCGATTTTGAGACTATCCGTAGCACTCTGGTCAGTTATTTCCAAGAGATTTACGGCACTGACAGTTACTTGGATGCGGATAGTAAAGATGGGCAAATGGTCAGTATTTTCGCACTGGCAATCCACGACGCGAACAATAGTGCAATTGCCGTCTATAACTCCTTTTCCCCGGCAACGGGGGTAGGGAATGGACTTTCCAGTAATGTGAAAATCAACGGCATTAAACGTAATGAGGAGACTAACTCTACAGTCGATTTGCTGATCACCGGTAGTGTCGGGCTAGTGATAACCAATGGCGCGGCACGTGATAATGATGGTGTGCGCTGGGATTTACCGGCCAGCGTGATTATTGGTCTGGCCGGCACGGCAACCGTAACGGCCATTTGCTCTGTACCGGGTGCAATTGTTGCACTAGCAAATACAGTGAATGAGATAGCAACACCGACGCGGGGCTGGTTAAGCGTCAATAACCCAACAGGAGCAACTCCGGGTAAACCGGTAGAAATGGACGCAGAGTTGCGTGTCAGACAGTCGGTATCAGTGGCGCTACCGTCGCGCACGGTGCTGGATGGTATCTTAGGGGCCATCGCGGGTATCAGTGGTGTTGAGCGCTATCGCGGCTATGAGAACGACACCAGCATTACCGATGGTAACGGCATACCCAGCCACTCGATCTCTATCGTGGCTGACGGCGGTGATGCGACAGAAATTGCACAGGCTATTGCACTGAAAAAAGGCCCAGGCTCGGGGACATACGGCACCACCACAATCCCGATTAAAGATAAATATGGCATTGTTCACCCGATTAATTTTTTCCGCAAAGGTACCGTACAGGTTTATGTCAGATTAGAAATTAAGGCGCTACAGGGCTACACCACATCAATCGGAACCGCAATTAAAAACTCAATAGCGGAATATATTAATGACATCGAAATTGGCGAACCGGTACGGATTAAGCGACTTGATCTGCCAGCGCAATTAAATGGCAGTATTGAACGGCTGACTTACGATATCACTCTTTTAGAAATTGGCATTTCTCAAGATGCACTATCTGAAAACAATATCGAGATAGCATTTAATGACGCGGCGGCTTGCATACCGGAGAATATAACCTTACGGGTGACTTAATGAGTGAGACTAAATATCAACGACTCATCACTCCCTATCACAAAAATAAGCCTAAGTTTTACGATCATATCTCACTAATCACTGCGCCGCTCATCGGTATCCAGCAGACGACAAACAAACTCACAAATGACTTTGACCTTGATAGCTCGATAGGCAATCAAGAGGATGCGGTCGGGCGGTGGGTGGGTATTGGCCGAAATGTTAGAACGTCAATAACCGATGTCTATTTCTCGCTCGACACTGAGGGGCTGGGGTTTGATTTGGGAAGCTGGAAAGGACCGTATGACTCACTAACAGGCTTTACTCGATTGGATGATGAAACATACAGAACGATACTGCGAGCTAAAATAGAGGCCAATCACTGGGACGGTACAGTCGAAACCCTCAGCGATATCTACCAGGGTATTTTTCCTGACGGGCGCACAAAGATATTTGCCGTCGATAACTTCGATATGACAATGACTATTTACATTACCGGTGAGCAAATCTCATCTGTAATGCGGGCCGTCATTGCTCAGGGATATTTAGACGTTAAGCCGGCTGGGGTGGGTATCACGAATTACATTATTTCAACTGAAGTCGGTGCGCTATTCGGCTTCGATTTAGATAACGAATATTCCCGAGGGTTCGATAGTGCGTCCTGGGGTACAAAATTAAGGGTAGCAAATGGCTAATGAAATTCTCCCGTTCGGCCTGGGTGCCGAGTCTAACGTAATGACACAGGCAGAATACGAAGCGATGTCCGCGCGGGCTGGCGGCTTCTCGTCGGGCGTTGCAAAGTCCGAGCAGCTCAATAAAGTGTGGCGTCAATCATCATTCGTAGCATCCGTTCTTGCCGATTTCATTGCTAATCAGTCCGGGAATGACGTGCTCGATAATGGCAACACGCAACAGCTACTTGATAGTTTAGAGTTGGCAATTAAAAAGTATTCATCAGATAACTTACCATCTGCGTCATTATCACAAAAAGGTATCGTGCAATTAAGTAGCGCGACAAACAGTGACAGTGAAACGCTAGCTGCAACATCAAAAGCTGTTAAAACGGCAAATGACGCCGCCCTGAAAATTGCGAATAACTTATCTGAAATAGCCGCAGCGGGACCGAACGCTGTACTTGCTGCAATCACAAATCTAAATTTATTGACGACAGTAAATAATGCAAATGGGGCATTGCAAGTAACGAGAAATCTGTCTGATTTGAATGATACAAAGTTAGCGAGAACAAATATCGGTGCTGCAGATGCTAATGATGTCGTATCAAAAAAGAATGGTGGGACATTTGATAAATCAATTGATGTAAAGGGTGTAGTAACTTCAAGAGAAAAAGTCGAGTGTCGGTCACCCGGAAACGACAATTACTCATCAGGATTTAATTGCTACGTAAATGACAGTGGAGTAATAACAGATTATATATCTACACACTATGCAATTGAGCCTCAATGGTTATTTTCAACCGAGCTTGAACTAACGACAAGAAAAGTAACTTTATCAGTAAACGGTGACATTAAATCCGGGGGAACCATCACGGCTGGCGGGGAAGGTGGTGCGCAGATTTATAGAGATGGAAATATTGCAGGCCCGGCGTGGGGGCCGATAGGTGATTTATTTTCGTACATTAATAGCATTAAATCTGGCGCTATAACTAGTGTGCGACTGGGTGCGCAGTCATCGTCTGACGGGGCGATCGGTCCAATCCCCGCAGGATGTTACTTGGTCGGCACAAGCGGTAGTTGGAATATTTTCAGACCACTCCAATTTTTACAAAATGGCATTTGGGTTACTGCGGGAAACATTTAATTATGAAATTAACGAATTTAGTACAATACATCCCGGATGAATTTTCTTTGGGAAAAAATGTATCATATCTGAGTGATAGCGATGGGCTGGACTGGTATAAATCTCAGTCATTATTTACTAAAAAATATATTATTGCAGTGGACCATCTCACACAGAAAGTCATGTCTGTCACAAATGATATATCAACGCTTTTCCCTTCCGGCTGCGATGTTCTTGAGTTTGATGAGATTCCGGATGGATGTAATATCAGCGGTAATTGGATATTTGACGGTAAAGTTCTTACTAAACACACAGTAACAAAACAAGAAATCATCACTAAATATGTAAAGTACAAAGCAACATTAAAAGCAGCTGCAGACTCTGAAATTGACTGGCGGCAAGATGCAGTTGACACAGAAGAAGCAAGTGAAAAAGAAATATCTGAACTCGCGGTGTGGAAGAAATACCGAGTTGCACTTATGCGTATTGATGTGAGTGCAGCGCCTGATATCGAGTGGCCAGTTTCTCCAAATGACATAAAATTGCCGGTGGTTTTAACCAAGGCATGA